TGCCGTTTGCAGTTAGAAGTGTATATTGTTTCATTGCTTTCCTTTTAAATTTTATTACCTAAAAAATTGAGCCTTTAAATTGACAGGTATGCTTATGATCTCGTTTATCTGCGTAGTAGCTCCTACTTTAAAGCTTGCTCTTTGGTTTATATTTGATATTACATAAGGATCTACGCTTATATTTTCGCCGCTTATTGCGTAAGAGTAGGCTTTTACATCTGCTTTGATACCTACTTTTATATTTGCGCCGTCATATACGCTACGCACGTTTTTATATGTTTTGATTAGCTTATCGGTCTTTGCTACTTGTTCCTTGCTTAGCCCTTTGCTCGCATCCAAAATAAGCTTAAAATGATATGGCTCGCCGCCATATTCGCTCCACTGCTTTGTGCTTGCACCGCTATAATATGCCTTTAGTCCAGTTTCTAAACTATCGCTTGTCCCCTCAAAAAAGTAGGTTTTTAGCGGTGCTTTTAGCAGCTCTTTTGTCTCCTCTATACTTAGGCTTTTAGGCTCGGTATCAAATTGATGCGCTAAATAAGCCCTATTTAGCTCGGTTTGGTTATAAAAAAACGTTCGTCAAAGGCTAAATACTCATCCATTTTTGGCGCAAAGACTTCATCAACCCTAAAAAGTACATCGTTATAGGCTCTTAAATCAAGCATGATTAGCCTTATTGATTTGAAGCGAATTTAAAATAATGATGCTATCTCGGTCAGCTGCTGGGATTGGCGTTTTTACCTCAACGGATGCGGTATTTTCATCAAAAGCCACTTCAATGATCTGCGAGATGTGTGGCGTCTCGTTGATCTTTAGCGTGCTAAAAAACTCTTTTATTCTTAGGTCTGCATTTGCCAAAATTTCATTAAACATAAAATTCTGCTTTGGCGCGATCTCAATAACTAGATCAAGACTAACTTTATTTGCCTCTTTTATGCGTACATCATCGGTTAGTGGGATTTTGTCTTTTAGTGCCTCTTTGATCTTTTCTTTAGCAATTTGCCCACTAAATTTGGATAAATAGACTACTTGCACGACGCCAGCATTTAGCTGATATACATTTGCTTTGCTTATGCCCTCGACGCTTAATACATGAAAAAGATAAGCTTTTTCACTGCCAGCCGTGCTAAAGCGATGAAGTGCTAACAAAAACCTATCCCTCAGCTCGTCATCGCTCTCACGTGCCTTAAAGCCACTAAAAGGCTCTTTTATGTTTATCTCGGTTATATAGATGTTTGGTATTTCAAGTGTCGTAGTTTCGTAAGGCTCTTTAAAATAGTCTGCCGCTTCGATCTCAACTATTGCCGTGTCGCTTACGTATATATCTTTTAGCAGATATGCAAAATGCCCTTTGGTGTCCGTAAATTTAGTGCCTTTGCTTAGAAAAGTTGAGCTATTTACTTTTATCTCGATCTTTGCGATCGGCTTTATCTCTTCATTCCGCTTTATGCCGATTAGTTTTACAAGCTCATCGAGATACTCGCCTTTGCTAAAAAGTAAGTAGTTTTGAGAAATTTTGACGTTTGTAAGCTCGATAAAATTGTTAAGCTTAAATAAAAATATATCAATAAGCGTCATATAATCATCCCCTATTAGTGGGATATAGTCTAGCTTTCCGCTCTTTGTTTTAAACTCACTTATGATAGCTTCTCGCTCTTTGTCTATATCTAGTGGCTTTATAAAATTTGGCACTTTCATATTTTTAGCCTTAGGCTCTTGCTAAGAGCTGATGCCTTTACTTCATAGATTAAATTTATATCAAGCTTGCCATTAACCACGCCATTAAAATCTATACTTTTAAGCATTATGCGTGGCTCAAAAAGTTCTATTTGCTCTATTATTTCACTTTTTATTTCATTTAAAACAACAAGGTTAAAGGATTTGTCGATATATCTACTTAGCCCAAAATTAGGGCGTAAAGTCTTTGTCAGCTTCGAAGTTAAAAAAATACGTCTTATGTTTTCATCTACGCTTATTTCATATCTCATAACTCCATTTTATTTTAAACAATACTCTATTTTTATGGCATACATTAAAATAATTCTAAGCTTGATTGCCAAGAGGTGTTTATCTCGTGAGTGATCTTTTTTATGATAAATTTAAAAGGCTCATCTTTTTCATCTACGCTAAGCAATAAAAATCCACCTGCAAAAAATGGCTCACCTAATATCTTTAAATTTGCACTTTGCTCTTCATTTTGTTGATTTTGCAGTTTTGTGTTTGCTAGCATTAAAGCCCTGTCTTTGCTATCTTGCATAGATGTTATTTTTAACACTGGCTCTTTTTGCCCAACCCTTACTACTTCATCCATTCCGCTTTTTGTGTTATGCCATGTTACTTCACAACTATTATATTTTATAGTCTCTTTTTCTTCCCAATTAAAACTAATCGCGTTATTGGCATGATAGCTATATGTTATTCGGTTGCTTTGTTTATCTCTATCAAAGAATATTAAAGTGTTGTTTTTTATGCTAAAACTTAAATTTAAATCCTTCGCCATTTTATCTAAAAAAGCGACATCGCTTTGATCGTGCTGCTCTAGCGTTACTATTTCATCGCTTCTTATAAAATCTATTTTGTAATTATAAGAGTTCTCGCGTGCAAGTTGCTTGATGATATTTGCATAAGTTGTGTTTAAAAATGTTCTATTTTTTTTGGTTTTAAAATCTTTTGTAAAATCAGCTGAAATAGCTTCTATCTCGATACTTCTTTTATACTCATACTTCAACGATACTATGATGAAAGAGCCTAAGAAATTATCATTTACATAAATTTTTATCTCATCTTTTACTCTTGGTTTGGCATTACTCCACACTAAATTTATATTTAATTTATCTGCCTCATCCCCCTCATTATCTTCTATTTTTATATTGTGCCATGTCATTAAACGCGTCTTATCAACACCGTTATAAAGGATTTTAACCTTTGGCTTTATAAAATTTATTCCCATAAATAACGCTCTTTTTTGATCTTAGGCTCAATATCAGGTAAATTTACAATATCCCCCGCAGATAGAAAAAATTTTGTCAATAAGTGCTCATTTTCTCTTAAAAAATTACTATAAGTGTCTTGATCTAATGAGCCATAATTTTTAAAACATATCATATCTAGCTTATCATTATCTTTTGCCATATATTTATTCATCTTTTTAACTCCATATTTAATAATCCCACAGCTCTTTCTTGCAACTTCTCACTAAAACTCAATGCCAAAACATCAAGATTTGTCACTTTTTTAATATAAAAATAATCTTTCCTTCTTAAATTCCCACTGCCTATACTAAAGCCATTTACGCCCTTGGCCTTGCTAGAGATAAAGAATTTTCCGCCATGTCTATTTTTTTGTTCGCCATAGCCCTTGTTATATGGTCTTACAGCATTTTCTAACATAAAAGGTGTTATCTGCTTATTTGTTGCTGTTATTTTTATGTGTAAATTTGTACTTCTTGCTCTATACTCTTTTAATCTTTTTTTGGTTAAATACTTCTCTTTTACAGCAACATTTTTTAAAATCAACTCTCTTTGCTCTTTTTTTATCTTTGTTAAAACCCTATTTAACGCATTTGCTGTATCTTTTAAAATAGCATTTTTATCCATTTAAGATAACCCCACTTATATTTAGCGTTTTGGTGTAATACATCACGCCGTTAAACTCACTCTTTATAAATGTATCTATACTTGTAACTACTTCGGTTATAAAAAAATCTTTGTTAAAACACAGATCAAAGCTTGATATTTTAACCACTCTTGCCTCTTTTACAAGCTCTTCAAAGCCGATAAAATCTATCAAATCAGGCAACAATATCTTAGCCTCAAAACTAAGCGTCTGCTCGTAGCCACCTATATGAGAATAAAAAGGTCTTGATATGGTTTGTGTTTTTTCTAAATTTACACTTAGAATTTTACTTAGACCGCTTATGTTATTTGTTACTTTAAAGATATATTTATCTATGCTTATTATCATCAGTCGCTGTCCTTAAACCTATATGAGCTATTTTCCACTGCTTTTGCTACATTTTCAGGTGTTGCAGATGAATTTTGCATATAGACATTTACAGTCTTATTATCATTTACCACCTGACTTTTTGTATTTTTGCTATCTTTTAACTCTTTAACATCGCCTTTAGTATCTTGTTTTTCATCGTTAAACCAAGAAAAGGGGTTATACCAATTTTTTTCTTTGCCATCTCCTATACCAAGTGCGTCTTTTGCCCCCTTTGTCACATCATCAAAGCCCTTTTTTATATTAGTAAAAATCTCTGTTATGCCTTTTATCTTTTTATCTATCCAATTAAAGAATTTAGTAAAAATACCAGTGACCCATTTTACTGCTTGATCAAAGCTATTTTTTATCACTTCGCCAATATTTTTAAAGATAGGAGCTAAAAAAGCACATGCTCTTTTAAAATAGCCAACTAAATCATCCCAATAATAATAAACCAACGCAATCGCTGCTCCAATAGCTACAATAATAGCTCCAATGCCTGAACTAATCAGTGCTGCTGTCATTAATCTTGCTCCAACTGCGACAGCTTTAAAAATACCATTTAAAGCCATTAGTGTAAATTTAACTCCAACTATCATTGCTTTATATAAAGCCATTGATGCAGTTGTGAGCTTAGCCCATATGTTTTGAAGTGATAAAGCAGCGATACAGCCTTTTATACTGCCAGTTACACTAACACAAGATAGACCTGTGCTTAATATAGCCAGTTTTAATCCACCAAATATAATAGAGCCAAAGGTTTTAAATATCTTAAAAGCCATAACGATAGAGTAAAGAGAGGTTAAAGCGCCAATTGCACCACCTACGCAAAGAGTAAAGTTTGGGAATTTTGTAGCTGCTGATGATATAAAATTTGTTAATTTACTTATGGCATTTGATGCTTGTTTTAAAAATGGCAAGAATACAACGCCTATCTTTTGCCCTAACTCTGCAAAGTTGTTTTTTAATATCTCTATTTGATAAGCTAGCGTCTCTTTTTGCCTTGCATCCTCTCTTTGGATACCACCAAGATATGCTGTTTTATCAGCAGCCTTTTTAACATTTTCTTTGTATTCATCAAGCCCTTTAACTAGCGTTGAAACATTGTTTATATGTTCTTGCCCAAAAAGTGCTTTAATAATTTCAGCTCTTTTAAACCTATCTAGCCCTTTTAGTTTTTCTAAAAATTTAATAAGCGTTCCCTCGCCATCTTTTTCAAAGGCACTTTGCATATCTTCAACATCTATCCCAAGCTCTTTAAAAGCCCATTTAGCTGAAGATGTCGCCTTTTTTGCACCAGCTAAAACGCTAAATATCTTTGACATTGATGTTGATGCTTCATTTGCTGGTATTGATAAGCTTGTCATCGCTCCACCTAAATTTACTAAATTTTGAGCATTTAAATTTAGCATTTCACCAGCCGCGCCAACATCATTTAAAACGCTTATTACCTTAGGAACGCTAGTATTTGAAGTATCTGCGATATAGTTAATATAATCGCCTAATTTTTCTACTTCTTTTATGTCTTTTAACTTAAAGACATTTTTTAAATTTGCAATGTTGCTTCCAGCCTCTGATGTGCTCATCTCAAAAGCATTTGCCATTTGTGCGACTAATTTTGTGTAATCTAGTAGTTGCTCTTGAGCTATGCCAAGCTTTGCTCCCTCAAATGAGATACTAGCTAGCTCATTCATACTCTTTGGCACTTCTCTTGTTAAAGCGATTATCTCATTTGAAAAATGTTTGAATTCATCAGCTGAAAAATTAGTAACCTTTTTTACATCTACCATCGCTTTTTCAAAGTCAATAGCC